GACGTCATCTTGTAATGATTCCAACTCTTTTGTAAATTCTGGTGGATAGAGATCCCCTCTCGTCGAAGCGATTTGACCTAATTTTACAAAGGTTGGTCCAAGTTCGAGGAGTTCCTCCTTCGTCCAACGACCCAATTCTGATTTATTCTGTACAGTGGCATTCTTCCATAGAAACTTACCAGCAAACTTCCATGTTTTCAACTTCCTACTTGGAACTTTGACTGGTACATGTTGAGCAACACATAACATTCTATTACCTACGGAGGTTTTATTTCTTAAGTTATATAAATGACAAAAATTGCAAACGCATTCTCGCCCGTGACTAGACCCGCAGAACTCCTTATCAAGAGTCAACCCATTCTGTTCTCCCTCATCATCTTGTACCAAGGTCTGTTTTCAGGAAACGCTATCCAAATTCCTGAAAGGCTCAAGAAACTCTTCGACAGCAAGACGTTCCGTTTCTTCTCTCTGATGCTCATCGCGCTCAGTGCCACGAAAGACATCGAGTACGCACTTCTGTCGACTGTGATTTTCGTAGCCGTGATGTACGGGTTGAAAACTCCCGCGGAGCGCAAAAAGACTGGTCTGATTTAATTTGTGATATAAAAGTAGAATGAAGATTCATATAGTTGGAGCAGGTCCAACAGGTATGTCCCTCGCATGGGAAATCTGTCGAACAGGTGAACACGATGTCACAATCTACGATCGAAAGGTTTCAGCAGGCGGTTCTTGGTGGGAACCCGATATGGAGACTCGTGACCTCCACGCACACAGGATCGTTTTCGACAGAGCATTCATCAATACACAATCACTTTTCAAAGAGATGGGTATTTCTTGGGACGAAATGTTTCAACCAAAGGATAATGGTGAACATGTAAACTATGTACTCCGTTCTCTGAAACCATGGGATTATGGTACACTCATCTCACTTTTTTCGAGAGTACTCACACAACCAAAAAAGTACAGGACCATTTCTCTGAAAAATGCTATTGGAACTTTAACGGAAAGTGGCCAAGCTTGTATCGAACATCTTCCACTTATCATGGATGGTGTCACTTGGGATGTCATGACAGCTTATGAATTCGTACAAAACTTGAATCATGTCGCACTCTCACAACCCTGTACACAGAGGGTTTCTGGTAAAGTCATGTGTGATGCGATGGAAGAAGCGCTCCTCAATGTTGGTGTGAATTTTGTATTTGGAACAGAGTTGAATGAGGTGGATTATGGTGAAGACTCATTCCGTGCAGGATTTTCAAATGGAACTGTTATTGATGACGGTATGCTTTTCCTATGTCTGGACAATAGTCCGGCTTTCAAGTTAATGGGAGACAACTGGGGTAAAGATGCTGTTAATACTGTTCGGGATAGTACCTATGGGGCAATCAATGTTCTTTTGGATTATGACAAGGTTCCAGACATTAAATCGGATCTTGAAGTCGCTGCAACCACCAAATGGAATCTTCAACCCAAACTTTTGTATGGAACAAAAACGATTTCGTGTGTCATCTGCCATCTTACCGATGAAATACTTTCTACGGATCCAGAAACACTGAAGGTTGAAGTTGTGAAACAGTTAGGTGTTCCCGATCCCAGTGAAGTACGCATAGGTTGGGGTGCCGAGTGGAATGGAGAGAAGTGGGAGTTCTCTCAGTCTTCGGGTGTTCTCAGCCTTAATGGACAACTCCCCTTTTTCGGGAAGTGCCCCAAGGTGGCTATGTGTGGTATGATGTCTCCTCGACACACACCTTACTCGAGTATAGAGGCGGGTATTGAGGTTTCTAGGACGCTCAGTCACGAATATTTTGGGACCAGAGAACCTCTACGACCCGTACTTCTTTCACAAGTGACAGTGTTCACCATCGTATTACTTATAGTTATAGTCTTAGTGTATCGTAATAGAAATCAATGAAGTTCAGAGCTGTCATTCATGAACCCATGTACGATTTCAACAACAAGAAGTATATCCGTGTCAACATCCCAGAACATTGTGTAGACGTCATCAGTAAAATACACGATTCCAAAAGGTCTGCCCTTCTCTACGATAATGTGGATGACCCCCTAGAAGGTAAAGTACTCAAGTTGAAAGTTCCATTCCGTTACAGGAGGGTGATGTGCGACGTCCAAGGACGTCCTGTGCAGACTCTTGTAAAGGGGGATGATGTGGAAATTGATATAGCCTTCAAAGGGGCTTGGAATATAGAAAATCACTCAGGCTTCTCTTGGATGCTCTCCGGCTGTTCCGCACTCTCCTGAGTCTGGTTGGGATCATTGGGGAGATCAATGGTCTTGAGACCACCCTTCTGGAAACCACGGAAGGTCTGGAGCATACCCTGGAGACGGAAAATCTCCTGGGTCATCTGCTCAATGTTCATCTCAAGTTTCTTAATGTTCTCTTCAACGTCGACGATAGGCATCTTATATCCATTTAAAGTTTTTCATCTTTAAATAGATATGCTTACACGAACTGGATACCTTGTAAATGAGGGACCGATCCAGGAAATTAAAAAGGAACTTACGGTAAGACCCCAAGTCAATGGAGACTTTGGATTTCCTCCACCGCCTTTCAAAGTTTTCCGACCAACTAAGAATGGAGTCTGCGTTCCCCGATTCTACGGAACTACTAAACTTGGAGAACCTAAGGAAGATCGAAGACCTGAACCAACTCGAATCAAGGCAAAGTTTGCTGGACAACTCCGAGACGCTACACATCAGAACGAAGCAATGGCAGCTGCAATTAAAGCAGGTCATGGTGTCCTTTCTTTACCATGCGGCTTCGGGAAGACGACGGTATCCTTGGCAATAGCTTGTAAGTTGGGATACCGTACGATGATTGTCGTACACAAGCAGTTTCTAGCTGATCAGTGGCGTGAACGCATTCAACAATTCTGTCCAGGTGCTACGATTGGAGTTGTTCAGCAGAATAAGAAGGAGGTTGACTGCGACTTTGTCATCGCGATGCTTCAATCCCTTTCCCTCAAAGAGTACTCGTTCACCGACTTTGACACTGTGGGTACACTCATCGTAGATGAAGCCCATCACATTTGTGCGAAGGTGTTTAGTCAGAGTCTTTTTAAAGTCTGTCCACGACACATCTTTGGACTTTCGGCAACACCTGAAAGGAAGGATGGACTCACCAAGGTCCTCCACTGGTTCATGGGTCCCACATTCTTCGCAGTTGAGAGGAAAAATCAAGAACAGGTGGAGGTGTTTCCAGTGACGTTCGATTCAGCAAACTATAGAAATCCACCACCCTCCATGCGAAACGGGAAGATTTCTATGCCTAATATGATCACACAACTTGTCGAGGATCGTCAAAGAAATAAGATGTTAGTGGAATTGGTGAAAAAGGCTTCAGCTGGTACGAGACAACTCCTTGTCCTCAGTGACCGTCGTCAACATTGTGAACTTTTACACCAATGTTTTCCCAAGACATCCGGTCTCTATATGGGTGGTATGAAAGAGGCAGCACTTCAGGAATCTTCAAAGAAGAAGATCATCTTTGCGACTTTCAGTCAAGCCCATGAAGGTCTCGATATTCCAACCCTTGACACAGTTATCCTCGCAAGTCCAAAATCGGACATCACTCAAAGTATTGGAAGAATCATGAGAGAAACGAAAGGGAAGAAGAATGAACCACATATATATGATGTGCATGATCCTTGGTCAGTGTTTACAGCGATGTACTACAAGAGAATGAAAGTGTACCGTCAAGGTGGTTTCAAAATTCACGGAAAGTTTGTAGAAGAAAAGAAGAATGACTTTCCTCAGGGAAAATGCCTATTTTTAAATCTGAACAATTATTAAATGTCTGGTGCATTGATACAACTTGTTTCCAAGGGTGTTCAAGATGTTTATCTCACAAGTAATGAAGGGCATTCATTTTTTCGAACAAAGTTCATGAGGCATACAAACTTTTCACAAACACCTAAACTCATCAAAACAATGAACGAAAATGATGTATCTATAACAATACCAGTTCTTGGAGATGTGATTAATGCTGTGTGGTTTCAAGGTTCCGATAAACTGATGGATATGTTTTTTAAATCCACGATCGATTTATATGTCGGTGGACAAAAAATAGATTCCCAACATTTCGATTACTACGCTGACATATGGCCAAACTATCTTGCCGACACATACAGTAAATCTAGAGAACTAAACAATAAAACAAATTCTAAGAATTCTGGATTCTTACCTCTTCAGTTCTTCTTCTGTAATCATAAGGCATTTTTACCCCTCTTAGCACTTCAAAGTCACCAGGTGGAGATAAAAATCACATTAGATCCAACGAGTCTCAACGGTTTGACGGAGACCCAGAAAAAATACGAAGTGTATGGAAACTACATTTTCCTTGATAAAGAAGAACGAGAGAGTATTTCGAGACGCTCAGCAGATTTTGTAATCACACAAGTTCAGCGTATTGAACATCAATTGAACCAGGATGATGGATACAATACAATTGATTTAAGTTCATTTAATCATCCAGTGAAATCCATATTTTTTGGTTTTGATTCAACTACGAGTACATACACCGATGATTATTTTACATTTTCTGGGGCTGATCTTCATGTAAATGGTACACCTTTATTGGAAAACATGAATCCTGTCTACTTTCACACGATCCAAAATTACTATAAATCAGAATACGGTGTATCGGACTATGATGTCGTGAGAAATATGCTATTCTATACACGCTATTTCGCATACCATTTCTGTATGAACGCATCTCAATACAACCCATCGGGTTCGTGCAACTTCAGCCGTCTTGATAATGCGAAACTGATAATTCGTGGCGTAGATGTCGCACCAAGTAGGTCGAGTGACTCATTATATGTCTATGCTGTCAATTACAACGTTTTAAGAATCAAGGATGGTTTGGCTGGAATATTATTCGGAAATTAACTTTACGAAGAGGGAAAACCTCTAAGTAGACTTAACACATTTATGCCCTGATGGAATCAGAGACGGCTAACACAATTACGCCGACAATGAAAGCCATGACGACGTAATTCATCTCAGTTTCTTCGAGTCCGACCTGAGGTTTAACCTCTTTGGCCTCGGGTTCCTCGACGACATTCTGACGTCGACTGGGAGGATCCAGTTCCTCTAGCGGACAATACGCTATCATTTATATATATTTAGAGATTAATTTCCGTCTTCTTCTTACGTCGAGTACGCTTCGCTTTTGTGCCACCACCGACATTCACCTCTTTGACTTCACCACCAGTGGAGTCTCCTGAAACGGAAATGATATCCGAAACATCATCCTCATCGGCGACGCTCTCATTGGTGGGTCCGGGCATGGTTGTGTTCATTGGGGGTGGGGGTGGCATCATAATACCACCCATGAGACTCGATATGTCGACACCGGGGCCCTGCATCTCGTAGTTACCCGTACCACCCACGGGGGCGTTGTCAGCTGGTCCATCCGTATTCCTGGTCGTATTCTGAACCGCGGACATCATGTTCTTCACGAGATCTGGGTTCTGCTTAATGACATCGTTCATGTTAGGCATGACCGACTTGAACATACTATTCGTGAGGTGGAACATCATCGCCGAACCACCCAACATCATGATCAACTTCACCTCAGGGGCGACACTGACCTTCGAGCGGTACTTGACATAGAGCTCCTCGAAGACACCATCATAATCATCAACATTCTCCATGACAGACTCAGACCAACCTTCTAGTTGTATTTCAAAGGGGTTGTAGCGCTTGTTGAGGAACTCCAGACCAGTCACACACGCAATCAACATTCGCCTCGAAAAGCGTACCGACTGCTCCACATCTATGCTGTATGTGATACGCTTCACCTCTGATCGCAGTTCCTCGATGTTCGAATAGGCTGTGAGTCTCTTGTTTACTGCGAAACCCTTCTTTTCAAGACGCCCCAACTTGTTAATCAGATCTGCCTTTTCCTCATCAATAGAGGTGTACCCCTTCGAAGGCTGCTCTTCTTGGCTGGGTGGTTCATCATCAAAGAAAGTCTCTTCATTTTCACCATAGTCAATCTCTTCATCCTGCTGAGGTTGAGTAGGGGCTGATTGTTTATTGGGATTCACAAAAGCATCCATCGCCTCCTGTCGTGGCATCTGAGGAGGAGCTTGTCTGTGTACTGGACGAGGAACTGGTTTGGGACGAGGTGCAGAGATTTCAATCTCATCCATGAGTGCCTGCTCATCGGCATCTAACTTCATCACAGTTGTATTTCCTCGGTCGAGAATTATTTCTTCGTCCATCTACTCTCTATGTAGAAACTAAAAAAAATATCTTTAACGCACTTTAAAAAAATGTATACTTATAATAAATGTTCAAGTTGAATCAAGCGAACCGTAATGCGGTGACTTCCATTATTGTTATGATCCTGTTAATCGTCGCCCTCGCACTCACCCGTAACATCAGTGCGTACCAACCCAGGCCAATCAAGATCAAGACCGTCTCGGATGCATCCATTTTCGATCTCAAGCCCAGTCTCGACTGTACAGCTGGTTCGGGTAAGGAAGATGATGCCTACAGCATGGGTCTTACTCCCGGTGGTCTCTGTGGTGCTCAGAAACTCGTCGCCGATCATGCTGGCTATGCGATCGAGGATGGAATCGGTGGATCTTTAATCTAAGCTAACTATAAATGGCTCTCATTACTTCCCCTACAGAGACAATTCCCGATCTCAACTATGAGTACCACACCATCACAATTGATACCATCGGTCAGGGTAGTTCGAATACCTTTACTTGCTTTCTCAATCAGCCATTGAGGAATGTTGTTCAGGCTAAACTCTTAGCTGCTCGCATCAATACAACAGCGGCGACTGAACACTGTTATGTGTCGATCGAACAACTTGACTCCATCTTTACAGACCGTGCGTCCAATGTATACGACGGTCAAGCATCCTTGAGTATTCTCCGTGGATCCTTCGCGAGTCTTGTAAAAGATGAGGCCACTACCGTCACGTTTAAGGATGACTATCCAGTGGTGACTCAATATATCGACCCCATTCGCCGGGTTGATCGCCTCAACGTCACCATTCGTGACCAAGACGGTGAA